ACAACTGCCGATACAACTACAACGACAGCGCCACCCCCTGCAACAACTGCCGATACAACTACAACGACAGCGCCACCCCCTGCAACAACTGCCGATACAACTACAACGACAGCGCCACCCGCAGATACAACTTCGTCACCAACAGCCACAACGACAGCGCCACCCGCAGATACAACCACTGCGGATACAACCACTGCGGATACAACCACTGCGGATACAACTACAATTTTGCCACCTGCAACGACAAATGCGCCTACTTCGCCAACAGCGCCACCTGCAACAACAGCTTTAAATGGTTTTTTTATCTCTACAGACCCGCTATCTAGCGCTTTATTGGGAAGTGCGTTAAGCTCAAGACCTGACGTATCAACTACCTCAGAACCTTATTTGCTCGGTACGGATGAAGCTCGTAAAAATGTTTGGAATACCGAATCACTTAAAAATGCGTTAGGAATATAAATGGCAAAACTTGAACAAACATTGGGAACGGATTTAGCTGCAATTGCTAAATTATTGCGCTCAAAAGGGCGTGGTAAAGATACTATTCTTGCCCATATTAACCCCAGAGAAGCCGCCCTTTTAAAACGTCATGGTGGTAGTGGTGATATTAACCCAGATACGGGTTTACCCCAATTTGATGACACGGGAGATCAAACTCCTATTGACCAAGCACCTGCTCCAGTTCAAGATCAAGCACCTGCTCCAGTTCAAGCGCAAACACAAGATCAAACTTCAGCACAAGCGCCAACTCAAACTTTTGATCCGCTTAGTTATAGCAGTGGTTTTGGTGGTGGTGGCGGTCAATCATATCAAGGTGACGCATCTTTACCAACCAGTCAAATAGCATCTGGAGCGCCATCTACAGCAGCATTTGGAGCTACTGGTGGCGCAACAATTGATCCTAATGCGCCTGGCGCTGCAACAGCATTAGAACCAACAACACCTACAGTAGATACTGGTGATAAAACTGCAAAAACCGATCAAGGAAAATCTTTAACAGATCAGCTAAAAGGTTTAAATATTGGTGATTTAGGAAAATTAGGTCTTGCTGGTGCTTTGGGCGCTTATGGCGCTTCTCAAGCTCGTAAAGGCGCTGCACAAACTCAAGCTGCTACTGCTCAACAGCAAGCCATTGCCGCTCCTTATCAACAACAAGGTCAGCAATTGATTGCTCAAGCACAAGCTGGACAATTAACTCCCACAAGCCAACAAGCCCTAGACGCTGCCAAAGCGCAATTAGCCCAAGCTACCGCCAATCGTGGTGGCGTAGGAGCGCAACAAGCAGCAACTCAAATATCCAATATTTATCAAACATTATTAGATAATCAATATAAATACGGATTGCAAGTCATGCAAATTGGTGACAATATTAGTTTGGGCGCTATTAAATCTGGTTTGCAACTGGATCAACAATTACAGCAATCTACTAACAATTTCTATAGTCAATTGGCAAGTATTGTTGGTGGTCAACCTATAAGGGTTTCATAATGGCTGAAACAAATAATGAACAATTAGCAGAAGCCGTTGGTACGGATTTAAAGCCATTTCCCTTTTTAAAAGAAGAAAAAGCAGCAAAGGAAAAAGCCGTTGAATCAAAAATCAAAGCGGAATCTGCTAAAGAAGGTGAAGTATTAAAGCAAAAAGGAGAGGCTTTAGAAAAAATTGCGTCTGAAGATAAGGCTAAATACGATGAAACCATGAGCTTGATGCAACCTGCTCCTGAGTTTAAGCCTACGCAAGACAATATGATGGATATTGGTGGCTTGTTTAGTTTAGTAGCTACCATGGGTATTGCTTTAGGTGGCAGCGGAAAGCTGTCATCTTTAAACGCTTTAAACGCTATGGGCGGTATGCTCAAAGGTTATCAAGCAGGTCGTAAAGATTTGTTTACTAAAGAGCAAGCAACTTTTGACAAAGAAACGGCTCGAATTAAAGAAATAAATGATCGTTTAATCAAAAATTTAGATCAATATCAAAAGTTAAGAGTTACTGACAAAGAGGCTGCTTTAGTAAAAGCGCAAGAAATTGCTTCTACAAACCCTGGTGTTATTGCTCAATTAGTTCAATCAGGTCGTGATGATGTGGCTGCTGAAATTGCCAAACGCAATAGCGACATGATTATTAAAATGCGTGAATTGGCTGCTAAACATAATGTAACTGGTATTGTTCTTCCAAAAGATAAAGACGCAATTAACAAATACACAACACGTTTTCAAATGATTAAAAACGTGGAGGATATTGAGTCTTTATTGCAAGATCCTAAATATCGTCAGTTAATCAATGTATCTACTGAATATATGCCAGACGTGCTTAATAATTTAAAAGAGAACTTTCCTGAGCTTTCTCAAAAATTAGCTCGTATTCAAGCAATGGAATTTGAAACTGGTGGCAAATCTTTGACCGCAAGCGAACAAAAAATTCTTGGTCCAATTTACAATTGGCGTGGTTTAAAACCTCAAGCGTTAGAGGAGCGTCTTAAAGGTGTAAAAGAAACTTTGCAGGATAACCTTGCTATTAGTGAAGAAGTGTATCCAGGTTTTAAACAATTAAGACCAAAATTAGAATCTGTTTACGACAAAACAGGTCGTGTTGCCGAAGTGCCTCAAGGAGATGGTGAAATTGATATTGATTCTGAGCGCAGTCGAGCTAAAGCGGCAATTGCAAAAGGCGCACCAGAAGATAAAATTAAAGCAATGTTTAAGGAAAAAACTGGTAAGGATCTCTAATGGATGATTACGAATCACTAATTCCTAAAAAAAGTAGCGGTGGATCAGATCCATACGCTGCCCTTGTTCCTAATAAAGCCAGCTTTCCAGAAAAAGCAGAAGGTTTTGTTTACGGTTTAGCCACCAGTATTCCAGGTACGCTAGGAGATATTGAAACCATGTTGCCTGGTGGATCTCAAGTAGGGGTTCAAGGAAAAGGCGTATTAAAAGGTCACGAAACAGTATTTCCAACGACTGAGAATGTTAGAGAAGGATTAACTAAATTAGGTTTGCCTCCACCTCCAAACCCTGCTGTAAAAAATTATATTACTGCTGGTGAACTAGCTCCTGCCGTTGCTGCTACTGGAACTGCTTTGTATAAAGGTGGAAAAGCTCTTTATGGAGCTGGGAAAAGTTTTGCTGAACAACTTAAATTAGGAAAAACAGCTAAAGAATTAGCTGAATCGTTAAGATCAACTGGCGAAAGAAAAGCTGGTGAAATCGCCAAAACTACTGGCGAGGAAATGACCGCTGCTGAACAACGTGTTGCTATTGCCAACAAAGCAGAACAAAAAGCTCAAACTGGCGCTGATTACGCTTTAAAACCATTGCCAGGCGTAGGCGTTGAACAAGAAGCTGGTAAATTTAAACCAGTAGCTCAAACATTCCAAGACATTGGAAACAGGGTTAAAGAATCTGCCAATAAGGTAATGGAAACCCTTAAAGCTAGACGTGCAGCTAACGCTGAAACAAACAAACAAGTTGCCTTTGGTGACGCTTTTCAAAAAGAATCAAAAGGTATTCAACCTATTCATAAATTAGATGCTTCTGGCAATGCTGTATTAGATGCTAAGGGTAAACCCGTAGAATCTGATTCTTATAAAGCTGCTGAAAAAGAAATTAAAGCAATTATTAAAAACCCAGCAACGGGTTTGACAGACGTGCCTAATCAGCAATCTAGGGATGTTTTAAGCAAGTTTTTAAGTGACATCAATCCACGTCAAGTTGATCCTACTACTGGTATTGTCACTGGCAGACCTGCAAGTTTTGAAGGTTTAGAAAACGTCAGACGTAGATTGTCTGATAGAGCTTTTGGCTTTCCTGAAACTGGTTTTGACGCTATCAATCAACAACAAGCTGGAAGATTAGCTGAATTGGTAGGAAACATTCAAAAAGAGTTTTCCCCGGGATTTGATAAGTTTTTAAAGCAATACGCTAAGGATTCTGAACCGTTGCGTGTTTTTCAAAGCAAAGTCGGTAAAGCGCTAACAGACGTTCAATTGCCAGGCAAAGGTGAAAACTTTGCCAGCGTGTCAGCACAAGACATTCCTGGCAGAGTATTTAAGTCAAGAGAGAACTTTGACGCTTTAATCTCTGCTTTTGGCAATGATCGTAAATTGGCTGAAGCTGAAGCAAAACGCTATTTTGCAAGCCAATTAGAGGGTAAGTCATCCGCTAAAGAAGTGGAAACCTTTATTCGTCAAAACCGTTCAATGCTTAAGGAAACCAATTCTTTGCCAATGGCTGAGAAATACGCTATTGATTTAAGAAAGTATGAGCAACGTGCTGGAGCAGCAGGAAAAACAGCTAAATCTGAACAAGCTATTGCTCAAGAAAAGAAAAGGTTGATGGAAGATTATCAAACTTTTGAATCTGATCTTGCTGTTGCTGCTAATGATCCAGCCAAAATTACCGCTGCAAGTAATAACTTGGCTAAAAAGATGCTTCAACACGGTCAAATTGACCAAGCGCAATATCGTGACTTACAACGTCAAATTGAGCAAGTAAGGTTGACCGTCAGGGATGCCAACGAAATGAAAGACAAAATTAAGTTATTTGTTTACAGGGCGTTGGGTTATGGAGCTGCTGCTACTGTTGGCAGCGGTTTGGCAACTAAGGCGTTTAGTGAATAAATGAGTAAAAAGCAAAAAGGATTAAACCCCGATCTTGAGGATGCTGTAGCTAAGTTATTGCGTGAAGTAATGGCTGACGAACAGGCTTCTCTTACTGATAAATGCAAAGTTATTGACCGCATGGTGAATATTGAAAAGCTAAAGCAGAAGATTAGTGATGATGAATGGGGTAGCGGATTTATTGCAGTAGATGATGAGGAAGGTTAAACTATGTTTTTGTTTAACTTTAAGGGGATATTAAATGGAAGCTGTAGCACTTGTTCGCCTAGCGTTAGAAATCATCTCAGACCGTTTGCTGGTGATATTGTCACTCGGTCTGTCGTTTGGTCTGGCGTGTTGGGCAATGTACGACCCACGTTGGGAAAGGCTTGTAACGATGGCTTTTTTCAGCATTTTCAGTTATCTTGTCATTAACACTAAGGACAGGCTGAAAGCTAAAACTGAACTTAACACTGAATAGGAAATAATATGCCAGATAGCATACAAATCATACCGCAGCCAGCACAAACCGATCCCGTTGCCAAATACAGGGTTTCAACACCTCAATCGCTTATTGATACTGACTTTGAATATGGTCAACAATCTACTAAATGGGAACAATTAGCGTTAGAGAACAACCGACAGTCTGTTTATTACTTTACCAACAATCCTTTGAATATCAGCAACATAGCTGGTAACGGTACAACAACAATTGTCATTTCTTCTACCTCAAACATTGGTGCTAATCAGCCAATTTTCTTGGAAGAATGTTTAGATCCTAATGCTAACGGATGGTGGTGGACACAATCATCAAATGCTACGGCAATTATTGCTACAACAACTGCTAACACTGCTTCTGGCACTTTATACAACCCTACCGCTACTTACGGATACCAAGGCTATTTTTATACCAATGCTGGTATTGCAGTAGCCCCATCTAGCACTATTGCAATTATTTTGAACTCTGGCACAGCCTATGTAAATACTACATACGCACACGGTTTGTCTGTTGGATCATTGATTTACATTGCTAACACTACTGGTGTTGCTGGTTTAAATGGCGCTTGGGTAGTAACTGGCATCCCTTCTGCCAACCAGTTTACTTTTGCCACTAGCTTAACAGGCACAGTAACAACTGGTACAGCTCAAGGTACTGTTTACGCAAGACCTTCTGGATATGTTGAAACCCGTGCTTACAACGGTTCAGTAAACTTTACTGCGGGTTCTGCTGTACCTAACCAGCAAATGATTCGTCAAACAAGACGTTATTTCCGCTATCAGTCTGGTAAAGGTATCCAGTTTTCCACTGGTTCAGTGTTAAAACCTAAATTATTGACTACAAGCGTTACTGCAAACGGATCAGTAATTACTGTTGTTACACGAACCCCACACAACTTGACTACTAATGCAACGGTTCAAGTTTCTGGTGCAACTTCCAACGTATATAACGGTATTTTTAAGATTCAAAGCACTCCTAACGCCAATACGCTTACTTACACAACTGTAAACAACGTAACTCCTGCAAGCAACGTAGCGGTAACTGCTACAGGATTGCCACCAATTGTTAATCCATATTCTTGGTATGGATCATCTAACAAAATTGGTTTTTTTGATAGCCAAAATGGTATGTTTTTTCAGTTTGATGGACAAACTTTGTATGCGGTTTATCGAAACAGTATTAACCAAATTAGTGGTGTTGTTGCCTGCACTCAAGGTAATGCAACTGTTACTGGTACTAATACGGCATTTACAAGTCAAATCAATCCTGGCGATTTCATTGTTATTCGTGGTCAATCTTATCGTGTAACTAATATTTTTAGCGATACAAGCATCAATATTAACCCTGAGTATCGTGGGGCAAACGTAACCAACGCTTTAGTATCAAAAACAATTGATTTAAAAATTCCTAGTTCGCAATGGTTAGATCCTTGTGACGGAACAGGACCATCTGGTTACACTCTTGATTTAACCAAGAATCAAATGTGGTACATGGATTATTCTTGGTATGGCGCTGGTGTTGTTCGTTGGGGTTTAAGAACCACTAATGGAACAATCAACTACGTTTATCAATTGCAAAGCAACAACATACAATCTGGTGCTTATTTACGTTCTGGTAATTTGCCTAGTCGTTATGAATCTAATGGTCAAGGTCAAGTAACCACTTTGTATTCAAGCATCACCAATACTGCTAACGTCATTCCAATTGTGTCTGCTGTAGGATTTAACCCATTAGGCGGTACAGTTAAAATTACTGGATCTGCTGTAAATGCTGCAATTGAGTATGCAAACTACACAGGTATTATTGCTAATTCGGCTTCAGGATTGGGTTACGATCAATTAACAGGAGTAACACGTGGTGTGACGGGCGGTGCTGCTGCAACAGCGTTTACTGCTGCATATCCATCAACCAATGCTATTCCCCCAGTTTCCGTAGAATACTCCCCACCTGATTCTGTATCAGTGATTTCACATTGGGGATCATCTGTTGTTATGGATGGAGGATTTAATAATGACGTTTCACTACTGTTTAACTACGGAACAACCTCAAACGTCAGTGTCGCAAACGGTGGTGTAGTACCAATCCTTGCTATTCGTGTAGCTCCATCTGTTGACAATGGAACAACTGGCACATTAGGAAACAAAGAAGTAATTAACCGTTTGCAATTGCAATTACAGGAATTGGGAGTGGTTACTTCAGGTACATTCCTTATCCAATTGATTCTTAACGGTGTTTCTACAGGATTTACAGGATCATTTGCTTCACCAACTCAAAACAATACATACACATCATCTATTTGCCAAGTGGCTTCAAACTCCAATGCTACTGCAACCATTACTGGTGGTGAGTCAATTGGTGCTGCTTTTACTAATAGCTCTGGTCAAACTACTTTAGCTTTAAGTTCTATTGCTGGTATTGGTAATGCTATCTTGGGCGGTGGATTAAACAACAACGTACCTTCAGGAACAAATGCTGGTCAGTTCCCAGATGGTCCAGATATTTTGTATGTAGTAGCAAACAACGTAAGCGGTTCGTCTGCAACCATTTTTGCCCGTTTAAGCTGGCAAGAATCACAAGCATAAGGAAAATCATGAAAGAAGAAAACGGCAAACGCAACAAAATGTTTACGGCTAAAGAATCAACTGCCGTAAGACCTGAAACTGTTAGCGACACTTATGGTCATCACAAACACTATCGCATTGGAACTATGCCAGCAGGAGGTTTCCAATCTGTATGGCGTTTTGAAGATAATCAAGACAGCAAAAACAGTTCTAGTTCATTCCCAGGTGGAAAGAAGGTGTACTAATGAAAGGTCATCTAAAACAAGGTCTTAACTTAAAAGCCATCGGTCAGACCATGAACCCAAAGCTCAAGCAAGGCGCACCAGAATCTTTGCCTGTAGCTGCTGGTGTTAAGACTGCCCGTGACTCACACAAAACTGAACCGCATAAGGAAAAAAAATGAACTACGCAGAAAAAATTGTAGATTTCTTGGACTCCATTGGCAAAGGTATTGGCAGCGAAGCTCACGTTATTGCTTGCCAGTTTGCTGCTTTTTTGGATCGTTTAGAACCACAAGCAGAAGCAGAGCAAATTGTTTCAGAACCAGCTCCTGAACCAACGCCTGAACCAACGCCTGAACCTGCCCCAGAACCAGCTCCCGAAGTGCCAGCAGAATCTACTATTGAAACTCCTGTAGAGGGTCAATAATTGGATAGAAAGCCTGTAGCTGCGCTAGTTGTAAGCGCTGCTGCGCTTGTTGGCATTGCTGTCAATGAAGGCTATAAGAGTACCGCTTATCAAGACGTGGTAGGCGTTTATACCGTTGGTTTTGGACAAGCTGACGGTACTAAAAAGGGTGACACTACAAACCCTGTAAGGGCTTTAGTAAAGTTACAAAATACAGTAGATCAAACTGCAAAAGAAATGGCTAACTGTATTCATGTGCCAATCTCACAAGGAGAATACGATGCATATTTGGATTTTTCCTATAATGTTGGGGTGTCTGCTTTCTGCCATTCAACCCTTAATAAAAAACTTAATTCAGGTGACTATGGCGGGGCTTGCAAGGAGCTGTTAAAGTGGGATACGGCTGGCGGTAAAGTAGAGCCAGGTCTATTGAAACGTAGAACAGAGGAATATGAAAAGTGTTCGGCTCAATCCAGTTCAAATTGATTGCTTACTTGATTGCTACCAGTTTGATTTTCATTGCTGGCTGGAGCATCAACGGCTGGCGATACGAGAAGAAAATTGCAAACGAGAAAATTGCTCAGGAGAGAGTCATCCAACAGAAAGAGGCTGCAAACCAGGCTGCTGCCGATCAAATAAGGAAAGATAAAGATGCTCAAATCAATGCTATTAACGATCAGCTTGCTAATGCTCTTATCAAGCTGCGCTCAAGACCCAGTCGTAGTCAATACAGCACCAACATTGGACAAGACGGCACTGGGAGATCCCTTTCTGCCGAGGATGCAGAATTTCTTATCAGGGAAGCTACCAGAGCAGACGAAATAAGGACTGCCCTGGATGCTTGTTACAAACAATACAATTCAATTACTCGGTAGCAATTAGTTGACCTTCAAAGGCATACGATCCTACGTGTGCCAATCGTACCCAAGGTGCAGCAAACACTTTGCCACCGATTAAACGCCATTCTCGGCAAAAGTGATAGTCCTCAGACAACAAACGATTGGTTTCAGGTTCAATTGAGGTAGCAAAATATTCAGAAATAGGTTCACCTTGCTTCATGCTGCCATTCAAATCCATTACATCATTAGAATAGCTTGGTACGTGTGGTCTTAACTCGTCAAAAACTTCACGTTTAATCATCATAAAGCCAGTGCCACCATTGAAAATCTCTACTGGCTGGTCAATAGGCACAGTTACTTCTCCAGCGTAGTCCACTAGGTTAACCACAAAGCTGCCTGTATGGAATTTAAGCTGATCGTTAGCCACACCATTGTCCATAGCCTGTCTAACACTATTCCAATTGATTTCTTTCTTAGGATAAATACCGCAAATGATGTCTTTGTCAGCTTGAAGCATGGTAACAATATCTCTAGGATCAAACAAAATATCTGAGTCAATAAACATTAAATGAGTACACTCAGTTTTCAAAAATGTTTGAGCCAATGAATTTCTAGCACGGGTAATCAAGCTCTCATTAAACATAAAGCTAAATGACAGTTGAACACCATGATCTGCACACACTTTAGTCAATTGAAGGATTGATTGAGTATAAAAACCAGCGCACATACCGCCATACATCGGAGTAGCCACAAATACATTGGGTGGCACTCGTTTTAATGGCTCTTGAAATTGTTTTACATCAAGTTTTTTCTTTTTTGACATGATTTTCCTTAGATAAAGTTGTCGGTACTAGCGTTTACATAATCGTTAATCAATATATTCTTTGTATCGTTAGAACATTCGTGCATACAAGTGGTTTTAGCATTGAACTTCTCAAAGTATTCTTTGGTTTCATTACTAAACCATAGCGTAGGAAACCGTTTTTCCTTAATAGATCCTATGCAACCAGTCTTATCGTAGGCTTTGTTATGACACGCATACACGTTGAGATCCGCCCCGATGACTGGCACGGTTTGCATGATGTAACATCTCTTATAGCTTCGTACACTAGAGTGACTGCTGCCAGGAGTAATGTTGTAAGTGCTATTGACACTAAAGTTTTCAGAAGTAATAGTTTGAATCTTTGCAAGCTGCTCATTGACTTCATCCGCTATTTCCTTGTGGTAATCATAAAAATCAGGCACGTACATCGGGCTATAACGCACATTCTCAACCCCTACCTCTTTTAATAATTGACTAAACCCCCATAAATTTTTGTAATTGTTGCGGTGCACAATATAATTAACACCTAGATTACAACTTTTATCTTTTATGGCAGCAAAATTCTTGATGTTTTTCAACACAGAATCAAAACTCTTTTCAGGCACGTTCCTAAAACGCTTCATTTCTTCACCGCTTGTGTAGTCCATGCTGACCCTTACCCACTTAGCTTTTGCCAATACCTCCGCACGTTCCTTTGCCAAGTTTTGACCGTTTGTAATTATAGATAGATCAAGACCTAGCTCTAGTGTCTTACGCATGATAGGCACTATGTCTGGATGCATTAAAGGCTCTCCCCCACCAGAATAAGTGACTGCCTTAGTACCCATATAGTGCAAGTCATACAAAATTTCCATCATCTTTTCGGTAGGAATGACATCATCTTCTTTCATATCTTCGTGCATACCGCTAATGATGTGTTCTTCTTCTCCCCCGTCTTTCACCCTAAAACCAGTGCTATACACGCAAAAGAAGCATCCGTGATTACAAATGTTGATTGGCTTTATACGCACATATAGCGGTGCTAAAACCTCCCCCGCCTCAAAAGATTTCAGTTTTTCTGGAAAATGGAATATTTTAAAATTGCTGTATTTGTTACTTTTCACATTAAATCCTTGTATTCAACAATAATGCAAGATTTGTTTCTTGTCATTGCCAGCTCATACGCTGTTTTGGCAAAATCCTCATTTAACACGCTATAAACAGGTATATCGGTCATTTCTCTAAGTGCGCTAGTGAAGTCTTGAACGTGTGTAGCGCCTGTATATAGCGGTTTTGTAATGTTTCCTACAATGCAACGAATGATGACTTTAGGATCAAATTCACCTTTGCTGATTTCTTTGATTTTGTCCAAATGGTTCACTAAAGCATCCATTGCGTTCATCAAAAAGTCCATTCTTTCAATAAAAACAACGGGTTTTAACCCTGTTAGAGCCATTCCGATGGCAACCCCCATCATCAAATTTTCTGCAACAGGCATTTCTAAGATTTGATTGTCTGACACGTTTTTTAAAGTGCCTAATGCACGACCTTTTTGCAGACCATAGCCTATGAACCGTGTTTTAGGATCTTTTGCAAGCTCAGTATTTGAGCTAGTAATCTGCTCTTTATAGGTCATTTTTCCTGTGCCTTTCTTAATATTGCATCGTGTATTTCTTTTGCCATTTCACGCCAAGACTTTGAATACCAATCGTGCTTATTGATAATTTCTTCACACTCATCTTCAGTTAATGGTGTTAATGTTTTTTCCATAGCTGCTTGGTAACCCTTATCAAACCCAATAGCTTCTGCAATTCCTAAATCGTGTTCTGCTGGATGGGTGTAGAGTGGAATACAGCCTGTATCTTCCCAATCAACATCACCACCATAGCCACACTCTAAAGTTTTAGGGTTCATCCACGCTACTGGTTCATTTGCGTTCATTTTTTATTTTTAAAAATAATGTGTTTTTTAGTGCCGTTGCCAGCATGAGGATAAGTAGCTTTGTAATCATTGCGAATGACGCAAGATGGCATTTCAAACCTAAATTTGGTGGGATTACGTTCTATTAAAGTAGTGTCCACTGATCTGTTGTTATCTTCAATAATGAACATACAAGGCAAATCTTGACCTTCCACAAACATCACTGCCTCGTAAAAGTGACCTTGCTCTTCAGCCCCATCACCTAAAAAGCAATACACCCAGTTATCGCTGCCAGACTCTTTTAATGAATAAGCCACCCCTGCTGCAATACAGCAAGTGCTAGCCAAAATGCTCGAAGTAAAGAAATTACGATTGCTGTCGAACACAAACATAGAATCGCCACGCAAAATACGTGCCAAAAGCTCATGTTCGGGTATTCCAGCCAATAAAGCGTGATGATGATTCCGATGAGTGCTGAAAATCCAATCTCCATCTCTCATGTCCTTAAAAAGATCAATTAAAAAATCCTCGTTACCACCAGATAAGTGAATGAGGTAAGGAAGATCCCCTTCTTCCCAGTGATACGCAACCTTTTGCTCAAACGCAATAAGCTGCTCTTTAGTGCAATATTCCATCAATAGCGCCCAATAGTTAGCCAAAAGCAATAAGCAAACAAAGAAACAAATGCCAATACACCTATAAATGCCCAAAAACCATCGTACTCAGGTTTTACTGGTCTTTGTATAGCAATGGAATATGCTGCATCTCTAAACGCCTCAGAAGCGCTTGTATAAGTCTTGCCTAAGCCGTAATTAAATTTACTCATGTTATCCCCTTAAATAGTGCCAGCTTGTCCAAGTAGTTGGCTGGCGCAACCCCTAACTACCTGGCTAATTAACGCCAGATTCCCCTTGAACTGGTGTGTGATCAATTGCGTCTAGCATTACAACGCAACCCCCGCCTTTCATTGGTAAACCTCGCTCAATACGAACCCATTGCACTTGAACATCATTGTCAAAAACTCCAGCATCTTGCAAAGCATCAAGAATCGGCTTAATACAGTTATCAACATCCATAAGGCGCTTAGTGGCAGGTCTCAGAATGATGTCAACCCACATCGGTTTATCACCAAACTTAGGCACTCTCCATTCAGCGCAATACTCCGCTACTGCTTCTTTAAAATCCCTACCCCGCTTGCTAACAAATCTACGATTGCCAGAAGCGATCCAGTAATTGTTGATACTGGGCGGGTAAGGTAAATTCATTAAAATCATCAATAGCAGCTTAATGGTTTAAAAGGACCATCGGTTTGAGTATCCCAGCAGCAAAGACCTCCTCTGCTGTCCCGTTCACAACGAGTGGCTGCGTAACTGACTGATAATGTCAAAACTAATGCAATTCCAATTAAATATTTCATACAGCCTCCCTTAAAGTGTTGCGAATGATCTTATCCATCAAACAATGCAATTTTTCCATGTTTTTGCCAATATCGACTTCGCTAACTTTAACTCGGTTAGGACTTCTCCAATTTTTCAAAACTGCATTTTTGCAAACTTTACAATGAATTTGAAATCCATCTGACCTAGCTCTGTCTTTATGAAATTCAGTAAGTGGTTTAGTTTGCTTACATTTATTGCAATGTTTCATCGTTATCCCCCGTTGGATTAAAATGGAACTTCAGAGTCATCAGCCCTACGACTCACTTCTTTTGGATAAGTGCCGCCTGTATCAGGTTTCCAATTATCCTCAGAAAGTGAAATTAAGCTGCCTTTAGGCGTTTGCTTAGTCCATCCTGCAATCTTAAGTGTTTGACC